GTCGAATCCGAAGGTCTCTACCAGACCCCATCCGGCCAGCCGCTACCCTTCCCGCCCGTGGTCTGGTATCCCGCCGAGCATGCCGGGTTTGGCCAGGGTGAGCTGCCGCTCCGGCAGGTGGTGGAGCACAGCATTGAGCATTTCCAGCAACGCTCAGACCTGCGCAACAAGACCCGCCGCTGCGCGATGCCAGTCCCCGTCGCGATCGGCCGCACGCCACCTGCACCCGGCGAGGCACGCAAGCCGCTGGTGATCGGGCCCAACAGCATCGTTGATCTCGATGCTGGCGGTTCGTTCTCCTTCGCAGAACCATCAGCCAGCAGCCTGGCGGAACAGCGGGAGCAGATTAAGGAGGTTGAGAAGCTCATCTCCCGCCAGACACTCGGGTTCCTCTACGGCGATCCGGGCAGCACGAAAACCGCCACACAGGCCGGCCTTGAAGGTGCGCAGACTGAGGCGACCATCGCCAGCATCGCTGAGCGCAAGGCATCCGCCGTGCAGTCACTGATGCAGATCTGGTGCGCGTTCACCGGTGAGCAGCTCCCCGAAGATGCCGGCATCGCCATGAGCGCGTCGCTGTTTGAGCGGCCGCTGGAAGCAACGGACATCAAGCAACTCCAAGACCTAACCGGTGGTGAGCAGCTCATCTCCGTGCAATCAGCCATCGAAGAACTGCAACGCGCCGGCAGGCTCAAGGCCACAACCAGCGTCGAGGACGAAATGGACCGCATCCGTGCAGAACGTCCAGCACCTGCCGATGACGTGGGCCTGAACGACCTGGGCGAGCTGTAACCGGAAACCTAAGCCGTCCCAGACACCACCCGCCATGTCTGCCGCAAGCCTCTACGAAGCGCTGCACAACACCGTCTCGGAGCAGATGGATCTTGACGATCCGCTGTCCATGATGGAAATCGTCGGTGCCATCGAAATGGTGAAGCATGATCTGCTGGTCGCCTTCGATGATGCCGAGAACGACGACGACCCTGAGCCGATGGATGGCGCGTGCGTCATGCCCCAGGCTGCCTGATCGCTGAATGGCAACACCAGGGCCACGGCAGCTCACCGGCATCGCTGATGACTACGCCAAAACCCTGGCGGAACTGGAGCGGCGCAGCGTCAACAACACCCTCGCGCTGCTCCGTCGTTCGCTTGACGGCACGCTCACCACACTTCGCCGGTCGTATAACGCCTACCTGAGCGACATAGGCGGCATCACAACCGACCCTGAAGGGCAGGTCACTCGCCGGCCCGGTGCATACACCACCGCCGAATCGACCGCGAAGTTCAGGGCGATCCTGCAGGATGCCCAGCAGTTCATGACGCCCACTGAGGTGGCATTCTGGCGTGAGTCCTACGAACGTGACCTGCGCGAGGCCACCAAGCTGGGCAGCGACCTGGCAACGGAGCTGATTGCCCTGGTCAGCCAGCCGGATTCGATGGTGCCTTTCGCTGGCGCTGATCCCTTGGCCGTTCGCGCTGCAGCATTGAACGCCTCAGCGTTCATTCAGAACGAAACGGCCCGGTTTCGTGCGCAGATCGTTGAGATCGTGGGTGAAGGCATCGCTCGTGGCTGGGGACCCACTCGCCTGGAACGCCAGATTCGCGAAGCACTACGCGGCGCCCGTGACCCGAAACGGCTCAACCAACGGCTAGGGCTTGAGCAGCGTGCTGCGTTGATCGCCAGGTCGGAGCTGGCCACCGCCTACGTGAAAGGCAGCCTGCAGCGTGCGCGTGAACGCGGCGATGGTTACGTGCGGGTGTTGGCATCGAATGATGAGCGGACCTGCCCGACGTGTGCCAGCAGGAACGGGAGGATCTATCCGGTAGACCGGGCGCCAATTCCTTACCATCCGCGCTGCCGATGCGTTGCTATACCTGTACCGAACGAAGCAATCGAAGAATCCGATCCTGAAACTCAGGATGTTCTGCTGGATTCTAAACGCTGGCGGGATGAACACGAGCGTGGCGTTGAGGCTTACGCCAAAGCGCGAGAGATCAGCATTGAAAAAGCCCGCGCCGAACTGGCACGGGCATTGCGTACACCTACGGCATCAGAGCGTCGGCTGTACCCGAAAGGTCAGCCGTCGCTAGATGAATCGGTGCCGTTGTTCAGAACGGAGTAACCGCACCGGCCAGGGCAGGCTCAGGCTGGGGAACAGAGTCATAGGTGACGACGGGCGAACCGATCGCGGCGACCGGCTCAGCCGTAGCAGCAGGCGCCGGCACACCAGCAGCGGTGAGGATCAGAGCATCACCCTGATGGGTGATCTGCACAGTGCCGCCAGGCTCGATACCCAGCAGGGCGGAATAGCCGCCAGCCATCACGATGTTCCCGGTCTTGCCGGTCGTGACCGTGAAGGAGAGCGGTTTGCCCTTGCGGCCGCCGGTCTTGGCGGGCTTGAGGCTCAGGCCATGGGCAGCCAGGAGGGCATCCTTGAACGCTGAGAGCTTGGCTTTGCCGTTGGCGGTGATGTAGCCGCAGGCGATGGCGATGTCGGATTCGGGCTGCGGGCCGAGTTCAGCGACCTTGGCCTTGAGCGCATCGCCGGTGAGTGCGGTGGTCTGGGTGGGCATTAACTGCACCTTGGTGGGGAACTGCCACAATAGCCTTGCAGTTGCGCAACAGCAACAGTGGAACTCCCACCCGATCTAGCCGCTTTTCTGCTGTGCCATGCCTGCGTGTCCGCACGGGATGAGGACGCCACCAGGCAAGCGCTGAGGGCTGCTGCAGTGGAATTGCCGGACGCCCAGGCGCATAAGGTGGCGACGGTGTTGCATGCGTCGATCTCTGGCGGTGGGCGGCTGTGGCTGAGCAAGATGGCGTAGGTTGTTGCAGTTGGGCAACCGCAGCGGTATGATGCGGAAGTCGGACGGCCGACGCCACCACACCACTGTTAACCGCCATGACCACAACTGTTTTCTGCACCGTCCTGGTGCTGTTACTGCTCCCCGTGCTGTCCCTGCTGTGGCTGACGGAATCCCGTCAGCAACGCGCCCGCAGGTGGCGCCGCGATGGCTGGACACAGCAACGGATCGCTGATCGACTGGGGTGTTCGCGCACCACGGTTCGGCGGCTGTTGGCTGCTTGATCGCTCACCCCACTACGGAGACACCATGGACATCAAAGAAGCCAAGGTCGCGAAAGTCGATCTAGAGAAAGCGATTGCCGCGTTGCTGGCTCAGTTTGCAGAGAGCACCGGGGCAAGAGTCACTAACCTGTCAGTTGACAGTATCGGGATGGCGCCGCATTACATCGTCGAAGCTGAGGTGCAACTGTGACCAACCAACACCGCGCCACGCCTGAGCAGTGGGAGCATCAGGATCACTGGACCAGGGAACACCGCAGTACCGCATCCTGCATCCTCGAACTCCGCGCCCGCATCGAAGCCCTAGAGGCCGCGCAGCTAGAGCAGGCCGAGAGCCACAGGTTCTGCGTTGACGCCATCGTGCGGCGGGTGGAGGCGCTGGAGGCGGCGCCACAAGACAAGCTCGACCGCCTGATTGCGTTGGACGCCGCCGATCCGACTCCTGATCCCGCCATGACCGAACTCCGCGCCGCCAGTGCTGAGATGAGGCCTGCTGGTGGGTTGGTGGGGAGGGTGGCGGAGGCGATGGGTCCCCAAACTCAAGCTGCTCAGGAAGCCGGTGAGCTGCCTTACAGCACAGCCCGCGCCGCAATCCGCGAGGCGGCGGCGGCTGCCAAGGATCTCAGGTTCACCACCGCCAAGGCCCTGATCGACTGGCTGGATCGGGAGGCCGACCGTGGCTGAACTGTCGCCAGCGGCTCGGGCGATCGTGGCAGCATTCAACGAGCGCTACGAGTTGTGCGGCCCCTTTGATGATGACTGGGTGGAGCAGTGCCTGGCCGCCGCCCTGCGCGCTGCAGCAGATCACCTTGGCAGCTGCAACGCATCGACGGAACTCCTCACCCTCGCCACCGAACTGGAGGCCCAGTGACACCTGACCACCTCCAACCCGGCGACATCTGGCGCCATCCCGGCATGGGGCTGCTGTACGTCACCGATGAACGCCAGTTCGGCTACCTGACCTGCTACTGGAGCATGAGCGGCAAGGCTGGACTGCGCACGACCATGCATCCCAGAAACACCACCAACCTCACCCTGGTGCAGCGGCTGGGTGAGCAAGACGCCAACGGCGAATGGCACCTGAAACGATGATCCCCCGCCTCTACCACGTCCAGCTCACCACCGGCCCCATCGAGCTCTACGCCGTCACCCAGGCCCAGGCCATCGCCACTGCCCTAGAGCTGGCGGGACCTGGCGCGAAGGTGCTCAGGGTGTGGCGGGAAGGGGAGTGGTGACCGCTACGGAAACCTCAAGCACCACGCACGCCGCTACACCATGGCCCGCGAATGGGACACGCCTACACGGGCGCCATGGAATCCGCTGATCAAACAATCCCTCGACGCGATCGACCGTCACGAACACCTCTACCGCTCCACTGGTGACGGCCGCCATGCACGCCTCGCACACCAGCTCAGGCAGTACGTGGCCGAGCTGAAGGATTGGATCCTGTCTCAGGAAACCTAGGCCATGGCAGTTCCAACCCTTAACCCGCTCTGGCGGCCGAATGCCGGCAGCGCCCGCGATGATCGCGAGCTCATTCGTGGTTATGCCCTCTGGCCCGTTTCCGAATACAACCTCACGATCCTTACAACCATCCTCAACCGCGCTGCAGACGTGTCACCCGGCACCGTTGCATGCTGTCAGGCATGGATTGATGAGATCGAAGACCTCGAACAGGACTGGTCTGATCAGGTCGCAGCAGGCACCGCCCACCTGAGCAACGCGCAGGAATATGAAGGCCCCATCCCTGGCACCACACTCACCCGTCAGGACCGGCAAAAGAAAGCTGACGTGCTGGAGTGGGATACCTCGCTGCTCAAGGTTCGCACCGTCTCTGGTGGCCGGGCTGACGCTACCGCTGGCGGTGTACTCGCCGCACGCATGGCGCAGCTGAAACACAAGATCCTCCAGGCACTCGGCATCAAGCCCTACGACGGTGGCGACGGTTCCAGCGCACGGCTGATGCGGAGCTGAGTTCAGACAGGAAAGCTAGATCAGCTACCTGATCTCCCTCCGCAATGGCTAGAACGTACAAACGTGATCGCATCGGTCGCTTCGCTAGCACTGGTGGCGGCGGTGGACGCAAGGGAAGTGGTAGTAAAGGCAAAGCCAAATCCAAGTCCAGCAATGTGGCTGAGCGTAAGCAGAAGCTGGTCAAGGAAGTTAGCAGCAACGCCCTCGCTGGCCGCAAGAACTCCAGCGCACGCACCAGCTACGTTCGCGCTCAGCAGCAATCCAAGGTTGCTGCTCAATCAAACCGTGGCTCGGGCAATAAGGCCGCACGTCGCGCTGCTGCAGCAACTGCCAAGGCTGCCCAATCCGCACGCACCAAACAGTTCAGCAGCAAGGCCAGCAGCAGCAAGGCGAAGGCTGCCTACAAGGCTGCTACATCCGCCGCACGTGAGGCCAAGATGCTTGCCGGTGGCCGCACCTCAACCCGTGGTCTCAGCGGCCGCAAAGATTCCGGTGCTGCCAATATCCGCGCCAACGTGAAGCGTGCGCAGGCTGCTGCAGCGAAGGTGCGGAAACTTGAGCGGAACCGTGGCACCAGCCGCCGCTGATGGCAACTGACCTCGCGCCCTACGCCAACCTGCGGATCCTGCTGCCCCAGCCGGTCGCACCAGCAAACTTCCGTTCTGGTGTGCCGGCTGCAGCCGGTAGCTGGGTGGTTGAGTGTTTCGCCAAGAACAGCGGCACTGACCCCGCGACAGGCCTGCCCAGCATCGATCCACGCCGGCAG